CAGGCGTCGGTGATGCTCCCATAGGCTTCGTGCCTTTTGCAGGAGTCGGTGACGGCCTCTTAGGCCCAGTGCCCTTAGCAGGCGTCGGTGATGCCCCCATAGGCTTCGTGCCTTTTGCAGGAGTCGGTGACGGCCCTTTAGTTTTGGTTGCTTTAGTGGGGGAAGTCTGCTTTACAGTTTTAGTAGGGGAGGTCTGCTTAACAGGAGGAGAAGTCTGCTTCACAGCTTTAGTAGGAGAAGTCTGCTTCACAGCTTTAGTAGGGGAGGTCTGCTTCACAGCTTTAGTAGGGGAGGTCTGCTTCACAGCCGGTTTAGGCATAGCAGGCTTAGTTGTTTTAGTAGAAGTTTTTGATAAAAGGCGGGTGCTTCTAGGCATGGCTGTCTCTTAATTAAGGTGTTTAACTGTATGTTAGCGCTGCTGGGGCCTTTGAACGAACGATGCCGTCGGGTTACCTTGAATTTGTAAACCGCCCTGCGGAGGACGAAATTGACTCAAACTCATAGGCTTGTTACCAAGAGCCGGGGGCGTTTGCGGCGGCTGATTCATGTTCGGCGGCTGCGGCGCTTGTGGGGGCTGCGGAGGCTGCGGCGGTTGTGGCGGTTGCCCCATAGACTGAGGCATTTGCGGCGGAGCCATCGGCTGTGCCATACCACCATATGCGTACCCATGCAGCGGAGACTGCATCTGATCTGCTGGTTGCCCGCCTACACCACCGTCGCTGCCGCTGCCGTCAAACCCAAGGTCAACTGGAGGGTACTCCATACCTGAATCAGGGCCGCTTATATTCTGAGTGGGCGGTACATTGCCCATCAGCGCAGGAGGGGTGGGGGAGGCTGTACCTCCGAATGCGTAACCTTGTTGGCCCGGTTGCTCGCCTTGTCCTCCGCCCGCCATTAGATGAATCTCCCTTTCGTGCGGCCTTTTTTAGCAATACCATCTGCATGAGCGGCGCTGCCACTCTTCTTAACTCCTGTAAGTTTCGGCGCCATCTTTGGCTTAGACCCCATTGGGGGTTTTGACCCCATCCCGAACTTTGGGCGTACTGATTTAGCCATATTTACACCATTTTGCCTCTGGTGCGGCCTTTCTTGGCAACACCATCAATTGATCCACCTTTCTTGTAACCTGTACAAGAACCGCCTTTTTTCATACCAGCTGGGCCAAACCCCGGAATTGGGCCAGACGTCTTAGCTGAATTGAGAGACCCCGAGTTCATTGCGGGGGCGCGGCGCGTGACCTTAGTCTTTACAGACTCTTTGTTACTCAGGGTGGGCATTCCACCTTTAAGCTTCTTCATAGATTTACCTCTGGCTTTTTCCTGTATGGGGGATAACCCCCGCGATGGTCTGGTCATTGCTTATCCACCTTACCGTCTAGCTTGTCCATTATCCGGTTGAACATACCTTTGATCTCAGCAATCTCAACACGGTAGTCGTCTTTTCTGACGTAACTTTCATGGAGAGTTTGGTTGGTGTCTTTGATGTCTCTCTGAAGCTCTTTGATAGCATCCCAGACCATTTTGAACAACCAACCAAACAAGGCCCCGACAAGTGCGATAACAGCGTCTACTATAACTTGCGGCTCCACTGGCGTAATCATGCGTAGAAGATTGTGGCACTCGCCACATTGGTAAGGACTACATACACGCCTTCTTCAAACAGCACTCCTTCGCCGGGAATGGGGATGTACCCGTCATTCGCCACGGCGGCAGTGTTTATTGTGATGCTTGTAGTTGTGGTGCCTGTAGAGGCAGAGTCATAAAACACAGCCGTTCCAGCCGTAGTGCTATGACTCAACCATATCCCTTTTACCCTACACCGATAAGGCACTAGGTTAACCGTAGCTGTAGTGCTCGCTGACGAAACATCAGTTTGCATAGCTATTGCCCTCTAGTTACGGAGTTGCTGGGTCTTGCGAGCCGTCGCTAGCTTTCTGTGCGTAGACAACAGTAATGAAGCCCGCACCTGCAACAGCCGTGGTGCCTGCCATGGTGACAGTTACCGCCACATCAGTAGTGCCGATGTTGGACATAGCCGTGAGCTGGGCTGCGGTAAACGTAATAGCCTGACGACCTGCAGCAGGAGTAGTGATAGCCGTTACATATGCGGCGGCAGTAGTGCCATCGCCAACAGCCAACGTTGCGCCAGTGGTGAACGTCGTGGTTACGTCAATGAAAATGTTCAGAATCTGCGCGCCCGCCGGTAGCGTACACGCGATAGAAGACGTCAGACCAAGAACGGCTGACTGCGAAAGGACTGCAACGCCAGTGTTAATTCCGTCACCATAGCGAACAGTACCGGAGCGGATGGGGCCAGAGAATGTTGAAAAAGCCATCGAGTTTCCTCATGCACTTGCGCCTGAAATCTTGTGCTAGTCTGCTGGGCCAGTCTGACAGGCAATTTAGGATTCCCAGATTTATGTTCTTTATAGGATATTTGCGTTTACCTGTCAAGGAATTACGCATAAAAAAGGAGGCCGAAGCCTCCTTTTTTCGACCGGGAAACTCCCAATCCTTAGCCCTGTGAACCGAACATTCCCAGCGGGTCAGAGAACCCAAAGCTGTAACGTTCACGAGCCTTGTAACGAGCGTTGCCCGTGTCAAAGTCGCTGTCCATAGAGGTTGCCAGCGCAGAACGCACGAAGTGCTTCATGCCATTCGGTACGTCAGTCTGGAGGAACCAACCATTGGCGTCGGTCAGGAAGTGGTTGATGGTGTAGCCGCCCGGAATAGCGCCGTTGTTAACGAGGGCGTTAACATCGTTGTCAGTGGTGCCAACACGCAGCTGGGTTTCCAGCAGGCGGGTAGCAACGAACTGCAGAGCCGGGGGAATGAACACCTTCTTTGGCTTTGCCGCGATGAGCAGGCCACGTTCGTCAGTCCACAAGCTGATCTGGATAACGGCGTTCTCAAGAGAAGTTTCGTTAAGGTCAGTCGGGGTAGACGGGACGTTAGAGATGGTTGAACCATTCACCAGCGGGTGGGCATTACTGAACAGCTCTTTACCGTCACCACCAGCGTAGTTGCTGTTGAAGCCGTTGTTCAGAATGTTGGCACCTTTGATTTCCTTGGTGTACGCCATAGCACGAGCCAGTGCTTTGGTATAACGTGCAGACAGTGAGTCGTACAGGTTATCTTCTACAGCTTCCTCGGTCAGAGAGAAGCCGAGAGCGATGGTCTCGTGGGTGTATCGGGTAGACCATGCTTCCTGAGCGGTGTCATACGAGATAGCAGAGCCTTCGTTCTTTACAGGAGCAGCGCCGAAACCGGCCAGCTTCTGTTCTTCTTCAAAGGAACGGTCAGAACTTTCGGTATCGAACAGGTCTTTCCACTCTTCACCATAACGCTCATATTCCAGACCGAACAGAGCGTTCAGGCCGGGGAGCAGTTCCTTAAGTAGTTGCGCGCGAGAAATAGCAGCCATTGATAATTACTCCTTAGATGGGGGTAGACTGACGATAGAAATGCAGACCCCAGTTATAAATAACCTGAACCTGCGTAAACGTCCCATCGGTCAAAGCGCTTCCTTGCACTACATCAACAATGCGGAAAGGCAGAGTGGTGGTAGACCCCGAAGCGGAGGCCAAATTCAGAGACACCGTGCTGTTGCCAGAGGCATTAACGAGCGTAGCGGGCTGGTAATACCCAATGTTGTTACCGACATTGGACTGAGTCGCCGCAGAAGAAGTGTATACAACACCAGAAGCATCAGTCAGGGTTACCTGAAAAATGGCATCCGGGTCATCTACGACAACGGCGTACGCATCGGTAGCAGAGGTACCTGATGTCCAGTTCTGAGAGTTCAGCGTATACTTCAAGCCAGAAGACTGGGAGTAACCGCATCCAAGGAAAATACCAATCGGCTTCAGGGCAAAAGCTGCCTTGGCGCCAGAAGAAGTGTCAACACGAACTGCCTGACCGTTAGCATCCAAAGAGATAAGGTCACCAAAACCGATGTTCTGGGCGTAGCCAGAAGCAATCGGGATGTGTCGGGTTGCACCCGCATATACACGACCACCCAGCAGGTTTACCGGGAGGAAACCGGAAGGGCCGGGATTAAAAACACTAGCCATAATAGACTCCTAAAATTGAATAAAGCTCAGCTATGAGCCTCTACCGAAAGAAACCTTCGTTCTGCTCTCCTTGAACAGGGGCATACGAGGATCATTTTCACGCATAAAACTATTGTCAACGGCCTCTGCCTGACGATGTGTAAGATTTTCATAATAAGCCTTACGGGCGTCAGTGTTTTCGACCGTTGTTCTGCACAACACCAGACCACCGATTTCGATGATCCCTGTAGGAGCAAGACCGAATGCGGCAAAGTCAGCTACCATCTCAGGATGATCTTCTGATTTGCATGGTTCCCAGCCTTCTCTACGAGATTTAGCCATATTGTTTGGATCAGCACTACCCAACATAGATACCCGAACCCACCTAAAATCATAGCCGTCATGCGGAGCAGGCGTTGGTAGGTCGTGTGCAGGCTTCCAAGAGACTTGGCGAACATCCTTTTCCCGAGTTTCATTAGTGCGTGGTGCGCGAGTTGCGCGGTCTATGTTAGCCATTGTTGCGTTTCTCCAATTTAACTACGTGTTGTGCATACTGTTCTGGGGTTACACCCAGTCGTTTTGCAATTGCGACCTGCGATTTAGTTAGTGTCATGACCTTTCTTGATGCAGAGGTTCTACCTACTGAAGCCACATTACTTGTTCGCTTAGATCGTTTGAAGTTGCCGGGAAATACTTCCCTTATGCGGGAGTCCACTCTTTCGTAGTATTCGTCGGAGGTGGGGTCTACACCGGATTTAACTAGCTTTTCGTGCAGCCCATACGCGAAGGCAGTCATCTCTTCGTCTTTACCGAACCAAGGATTCCTAGCAGCCCAATTTTCGGCTTTATAGTCTCTTGGAGGCGGTGCAGGGGCCGTGTTTTGGTTACTGTATACCGTATTATCTTCACGTTGTAAAGTATTTTGTTGCGGAACCTGCTGTTGTGAAAGGCGCAGATTTGCAACCCGATTACGCTCAATAGCCAGAGCGTTCAGCTCATCTTGAGCCTCTAATACTCCGTCAGTGTCACCGCTTTCAAACGCTCTCCGATATTTGTCCTGCGCAAGCTTCTGCGCATAGTCCAGCCTAGTCGTCGCTTCTTTGGTGTATTCCTGCTGTCCCCAAGTCAGCGTGCGCTTCAGCTGCTCGTTTTCATCAACAACCAGCTTTGCTAGCCGCAGAGCTTCTTCATTCTCTCGCGCTAACCGTTCTTTCTCCCGCCGTTCATCGTGGACACGATGATTCAGCTGGTCAATTCGTTTTTTGACGCGCTTGGAGTAGCTCTCAACCTCTTCTTCATGGCTGTCATCTTCAGCCTCAAGAGGTTTGCGTCCTTGGTCTTCTTCGGGGGTGTCGTCTACGATTTCGATCTCGTAGCCCTCATCGGCGTCATCGTCGTCGGCAAAGCGCCTGCGTACCGGATTTACCTCTTCATCATCCCCAAAATCGTCTTCAAAATCGTCTTCGTAGCCCTGCATAGGAATCTCCTAAGTTTAGTATGCCCTGTTAATACCGCGAGGGTCAGCAACTACACCCTCGATCATATCGTCATTGATGATGATGAACTCTTTACCATCTACGCTAAACCGTGAGCCGCGGTACGCGCCAATGAGTACAAAATCGCCTTCTTTACACCACGCCCCCGTGGGGAATTTAGTCTCGTCCTTGTAGCACATATCACCTTGTTTCAGTACGAGCCCTACAACGGCGCCAGCCTCTTCTTTGCGTAGGAACTCATGAGGTTTGATTATGCCTCCTTCTGTCTTCTCTTCGAGCTCAGGTTTGATTACCAACATTTTGTACCCGATAGGGTGCGGCAAGCGCTCGGATAGCTCTTCTGCTACGCCCAGTGTCTTGTCGGTGTCGATATTTGCTACTGACATTAGTTTTCCTCTTGGTATTTTTGCAGGTCTTTTATGCGTTCCAGAGCAGAGGTCAGACCCGTGATTACCCCTACCAGATGCCGGTACTCGGCATAGTCAGCGACTGCGCCCGTGGCTAGGGCGTTTTTGCGTGATTCAATCACGGTCTCCAATTCTCTCTGCAGTACGTCAAGTACAGTTGTCATTGTGTTTTACTGTGGTGGTTGTGAAGGTGGTGCTGGCGGCTGTTCGCCCCCTGCTGGCGCTGGCGGCGCGGGCGGTGCTGTAACGTCTTGCATCAGTTGGTCTTGCTGCGCGGCTATCATGTCCATGCCTTTGAACAGACCTTCGACCTTGGCATCCTCATTCTGAAGCATGAGTTTTGCCTCGTTGTTGAGCATGGCAATTTCTTTCTGTGCCTTGATCTTTTCGAGCTCAATCGTCTTCTTGTCGTTGATCTCCTGCTCTCTAAGCTGCAGCTCTTTCTGCTGCATCTGCACCAGCGGGTCTTGCGACTGTTGCTGCGATTTGTCTTGCTGCTGTTGCGCTTGGTTAGCCTGTACCATTTGCTGTGCGGCTTCAGCCGACAGCTTAGCAAGCTGCATTTCGATCTCAGGGCTGAGTTGTTCGTCAGGCGGGGGCAGGGCCACCCCAAGCTGCTTTTCGAGCTCCTGACGGAACCTGAAGCCTGCGTGCTCGCGAATGTGGGCCATGAGAGCAGCGTTTAGCGCGCTAGCGTTGGGGTCTTGCCCTATGATCTCCGCCATCTTAGGGTCATTGATCAGTGCCATGTGCACTGTAATGTGCGACTCGTGATCCTGCTCAATGTAAGCTTTTACCGGTTTTGACTTGAGAATCTGCATATTCTCAGTGACAGGATTCGTCGGTTTGACGTCCTCTTCAACCTCAACAATCTTGTCTGCATCTTTGATACCCATAACTTCGAGCATGTTACGGTGGAGCAGCGGGAGGTTATAAATCTGCGGCGCTTGCTGAGCAAGCTGAGTCGCCGCTTGGTACTGAATAATCCGCTGCGCCATTGTCGTCGCGTTAGGATCACTGACCGGAATGATGTCAACCTTGTCATAATCTGCCTGCTTGGCGGTGGGGCTTGCGCCATAATCTGGCTCGTAGTCGTATACAGGCGCTGTGTAGTCGCGGATCAACGCTGCGATCAGCTTGAACTCTTGTGCCATCGACGCATGCACGCGCGCCTGAACAGCCGACATTACCTTGAGCTCACGCTCCAAAATCGCCAGCGTAGTGCCAACCGGCGCTTCGCCGCTCATTTCTCCGAATTTTACCTCGGATACCGCCGCTAGCCTGCGCCCTTCCTCAACTACGTTCTGTAGAAGCTGGAACAGCGTCTGGCTTGGCTCTTTGTAGGGAAGGGGCAGGATATTGTCCTTGATGTTGGAACTTGGAACATCAACATCTCTCCACTCTCCCGGCATGATGGGTGTGTCATCGCCTTTGATTCGGAGACCCCTAGACTTTAGGCCACCCGGAAGATTGCTCAGGGTGCCCGCATCAACCAACTGACGCACAATAGACGTCGCGCTCTTTGCAAACCCACCTATCAGGTGGATCAGACCATACCCGTAGGCGCCAAACCCCGGTATGTAAGTGTACTGTACGACGTGCTGTTTCTTGGCTCGTATCGGGTCGTGCTCGTCCCAGTTACGTCTAATCGCCAGAATCTCCTGTGAACCCCTGTCCACAGTGACCACGTACGGCAGGGCTATCCCTGTTTCTTCATCGTCATCTTCGTCAATGTCTTCAAACCCCGGCAGGTCGAGGTCTACGCATATCTCCAGCAGCTGGTACCTATCGTCATAAAGCGCAGAATACCCTTCTGCCTCGTCTTTCCGCTTCTGGATGTCATCCTGTACCTTCGATGGCTCCCCAAGGTCAATATCCCGGTAGAACCCCGTGTACTGCAGCTTCTTGATCTCGTTTTTGGTCTTACGCATGACATGCGTAATCCTCGGCGCAGTGCGCGCGTCCGACGCCCCATAGGGGATGACGAGGTCTTCAGCAGGTACGAACATGCTGACTTGTCTGTTTAGCGAAGGGTCGAAGTAGACCTTCTTGAACGCTGCACCTGTCAGCGCCAGCGCCCACAGCATCTTTTCATGCTCCGGCCTAAACTCCGTCATCTTTTCGGTCAGCTGGTAGTTCATGTCGGCTACCACCCGCGTCGCGGCTTCTTTGATCTCCTTGTCGTCTTTCCCTACGATCTTAGCCCGTACTGGCCCCTGTGCCGGGAACGTCTCTGCAATCATCTCCGCTTGGAACCGTACAGCTGCTTCAGTCAGGATCGGGTGGAACACCCCGCACGCGCCCTCCCACGGTTCGCTACGCTCCTCGATCTTGAGCCCCAGAAGGTCAAGCCCGTCCGTATAGGTTTTCTCCCACTCCTTGCGGCTCTGCTTGTCGTTGTCAAAATCATCAAGCAAATCCGCTGCAAGCTCCTGCAACTCAGAGTCGTCTATGTACTCCGCCAAGTTGGCGTCAAAGGAAGGCTCACGCTCAATTTCGACTTCAACTTCCATCTCAGGGGGGTCGTTAGGGTCACCAATGCTGATTTCAATTGGCTCGTCGTCCTCCTCCATCAAAAATGGGCTTTGGGGGAGCATAGCTTTGTCGATGTTTGGGATTGCCATTTAGGTTCCTTTTTCTAAGCTTGTGTGTTTGCATGGCTTCTTGTAAAGTCATGCCCATTTTGTGTATGCGGTAATGCAGCACTTGTATGCTATGCCCACTAAGTTCAGCAGCCTGCGCGAGGGTTACCCCATCCGTGACAACATTTGTCCTTTTATTATTCGCCTGCTCTCTGCGTGAGGCCCACCTACAGTTGTCGGGATTATACCCTAAATCGTTGTTTATACGATCAAGTTGCATTCCTTGTTCCGGTTGCCCCATATCTTCTAAGAACTTTGAGAAATCCAACCACTCTGGGCATATATCTATCCCTCTTCCACCGTAATTATGGTATGCGGGATGCTGTGGGTTTAAGCATCGTTTCTTCATAGATTGCCAAACAGTGTAGGCTTTTGTGCCGTGTGCACCATGTGTTGCGCGGGCTTTACCTCGTTCTTTCCTAAGACACCCGCAGCTATGGGTGTTTTTGAGGCAGTCAAATCGTACAAATGCCTCATTACCGCAGTCGCACTGACATAGCCATCCTCTTACGCTTACACCTTCTTTTTTAGTGGGCTCTATTAGTGTCAACCGCCCATGCCTGTCTCCTGCGCGTCTTCTAACTCTATCAACCATTTTAGGTAAACCTCTGCTTTTTTGTAGTCTTCCACACCGTTTTTGCGGCCCGCCCTACTTAAGTATTTAAGTAGGTTTCCTACATAATAGCCTTTAAGTTGCTCTCTTGTCAACTTTGCGCGTAAGTAATCTATGGTTTCTATCCCACCAAAAGTGTAGTGCTGAGGGGCGCGTACATTGTCTACCACCTGTCGGGCGTTGGCTTTCTGTTCTGATGGGTTATACAGTTTCGCTAGGTCGCTCAGGTTCTTCGCGGCGGTATTCCGTATCACCTGTGCGTGCGCCTCATCGGGGGACTTCGCTTCATCTCTTTCTTTGAAGATCGCTTGAAACTCTTCTAGTGTCATTTTGTGTTTACTCATTAGTAGTATGCCGCGCGTCTTGATTTAAGTATCCAGTTGTCTTCGTCGTAGTCTTTGTCTTTAGCTGTACCGATGAACCCTCCTGAACGAAATCTGGCTAGTGCCAGAGAAACACAGTCTGTGTAGTCATCGTTCTTGCCCGCAGGGAACGCCGCCACCTCGTCAATCAACTCTTCCGCCCAGCGCTTGCGTGGCGCCCACACCTTACCTGACGCAAAAATGTCAGCGATAGCGTTGAGCCGTGTGATTTTGTCGTTGCCCTTGCTAGGTGTGAACTCTTGCGCAGGGATGCCCATACGCCGTAATTCGTAGATCAGCGGCGCCCCACTGGCCTTCTTTTCGATTATTACGCTGTCTGGCTCCCATTCTTCGTACAGCTCCAGCGTTTTAGCCTTCAGCTCGGGAAACTCCAGTCTGTCCCTCCAAGCGTTCAGCAAAATGATATTTGGCTGGTCACCATCCTCGTCGTTGTCCCAAACGCCAAAAATAACAGCGGCGCTGTAGTCAGCGGAGGTCTTCTTCTCGAAGGCCGTATCCATCGCCATGATAATGAACTCCACCTTGGGTGGGTCTTCGTAGGGCCATTCCTGCCACCACTCGCGCTTGATTATAGCGCTTTGCTCTGACGTTGGCTGCTGCTGGTACTGCGCCATCCACTTCCCGTTAGGGAGCACTTTACGGATGGCTTCAAGCTCTTCGTGTTTCCAAAACTCAGGCCACAGGGGTTTACCCGATGGAAGAATAGCCGGAAACTCTACAACCTCCCACTTATCGCCGCCTCTGGTGGCTGCCGAATCCAACACCTGCCCCGTAAGATCGCGGAGACTCCAGCGGGTCATAACGATGATTATAGCCCCTCCCGGCTGCAGACGCTGGCGTGGGCCGGATGTGTACCACTCAAACACTTTGTCATAGATAGCGGGGTTGAACTGAGCAAGCACCGCCTCGTTTTCAGAATGGGGGTCATCAATGATGAGCAGGTCAGCGCCTCGACCTGTAACTGTACCGCCAACACCTGACGCAAAGTATTCGCCGTTGAAGTTGGTATTCCACCGCCCTGCCGCCTTTGAGTCGGTGCGCAGCTCAACGTCTGGGAATATGGCCTTGTACACGGCGTCATCTACCAAGTTACGCACTTTTCTACCGAAGCCCTCGGCCAGCTCTGCGGTGTTTGAAATCTGCATCACTTTCTTCTTGGGGAATTTACCCAGCATCCAGCTGGGCAGAAGATAGGATGCAAACTCCGATTTGGTATGACGAGGCCCAAGATTGATGATGACCCGTTTCTTCTCGCCACGGGCCACGGCCTCAAAAATCTTGGCTATACGCCTGTGATGTGAACCTGAGATGAAATCCGGCCAGACTGCGTTTACATAGGCCAGAAAGTCTTCCTGAGCTAAAGCGCGGGTTTTCCGTATGTTCAACTCTTTCACAAGCTCCAGCAGCTTGGCTTTCTCTTTGGGAGGAGCGTTGTCTATGGCGGTCTGTAACGCCTCCATATCTAGGTCTGTCATACGCGGGTAGCTGTACCTTCAATGGTTTTCCCAGCGTAGCGCGCAATCGCGTCCCGTAGGGCCTTTTCGAGCTCTTCTGTAGATTTATGGACGATGGATATTTCCTGCTTGTCCACCATGAGCCCAACTATGCTGGTTTTTGCCAAGGCGTCCAAGGCGGGCTTAGCTATCTTAGGATCGGGGTCAAGAGTGAGCTCAAAGTATTTGCTCATGATGTAGGACTGCCATTGGTCTTGGGTACCCGGAACCACAAAGTCATAGGCGGCAAGGTGCCGCTGTAAAGCTCTCTCAGCAGCGAGGGAAGGGGGAGGAGTGGAGCAAGTGGGGTTTTGCCCTTTTTCGACTATCCACGCCCTGTCGTAGGTAGATAGGGGGGTTTCTGCGGTAGTAGGTGGGTATCCGTCCTTGAAAGATTGCCGCGCAAACACTTCTTCCGCGCTAGCGGAATAGTTCAGAAACTGTATTGGGAAGTGGAGTTCTTCCAGAGCAGTCGGTATTTCGACGGTGTCCATAATGTGCAGGTTGTGTAACCAGATGCGCTAAGCCTAGCAAACGTAAAAATCTATTGCAATGCCCGAAAGGAAACGGGACTCTATTTTTTGTGACGGGGGGTGTTTTTCCCCCGCGTTGTTAGCAGACGATGTTGAAAAATTGGCTTACAAAATTGTAAAGCTTGTGACGGGGTGGTGAAGCTGTGAGGCTATGAAGCGACGGAGTGCGGAGCGGTGAAGTTGTGCGGCTGTGAAGCGACGTAGTGCGGAGCGACAAAGTGATCGTTGAATGTGCAGATCAATGTATATAGGCGAGGGGGGACTCCGAACCCCCGAAGGGGGTTCCCCCACGGGGTGGGGGTCGCGCGCGATGCGCGCGGGCGCGAGCGCGAGCGCGATACGCGCGAGCGCGATACGCGCGACCACATTATAGTCACCGGCAAACTTCACAGGCTGTGAAGTTTGATTTTTCTTGTTGACACTTTTGGCAAGAGCGCGCATTATTTCCCCATGCCAGACGGCATACCGGCTCGGCGGTTCCCGAGATTAGATAGGAGAAACACCATGACCACGAAAATGAACAAGGCCGACATGATGCTAGCAGTTGCCCATGACATCGGCACCGGAATCGGGGACGCCCTTAGGGCGAAAAAAGACGCGACTGAGGCCGCGTCTAAGGGCAAGGCCGCAAAAGCCGCAGTGAATGCGGCAATCAAACGCGGCGCAATCGCGGCCATCAAATGGCCCGAAGGTAACAAG